TGTCTGGCTAATCTACTATTTTGATTGGGAATACCCTTTCAAGTTTACTGTGTTGGGTTAAACCTATGGTTACCAACTTAACCGGCAGAGACAAATAGAGTTTAAATGATTTTGATTATTTGTGCTGTGACTTATTTGTATTGTGCTTGTGTTCTGATTAGGATATTCATTGATGACGTGTGGTTTCCACACCTCTCTCATTTATGAATTTTTCCTTTGCGGGATTTCTTTTGAAATTCTGGTCAGTTACCCATCGTGCAATATTTATATGCTTGCTACACTTATATGTGTCTTTTGCTAGTTGCTTCTTCCATTGTGAATGAGATTTTGATACCTCAGGTTTCCTGAGCTCTTTCATTTCCCGTCTTGTTTGCTTTGTTCGAATCCTCTAGTATGAGATCTCTATCACTCCTACCGCTGGCAGTATCTTGATTGTGGTCCCCCAATCTTTCTCTCAAAATGACTGAAAACAACCAATCAACCCCTTTGCCTACTTCTAAGCGCCCTGAGATCATTGATCTTTTGAAATTGTCTTCGCGACCTGGTGTTGTCTTTAAATTTCAACCTTCTTGTCCTCATTCTCGCTCTTTGTCTATAATTGCTTCTTGTACTTGTAATTTCTGTAATTTGCTTTTTAAAATTAATAAATTTCACACAAAAATTGACTGCAAAGTCACAAAAAATAACTTGCAATATCTAGTTAAGCGTGATTATCTTGCGTTGTTTGACGCTTCTATTAGACTCTTTCTGGGCTCTGCTAAATCTATATATAATAATATCGATGCAAAGGGCTCTTTTGGTTATAAGCTTGTGCGTGAATATGCTTGCCCTCTTCTTGGGTTGCATGGGCCTGATACTCAAGCAAATTATAATAATGATTGTCGGGGTCTTTGTGATAATGCTGAACATCTTTTTGAATGTCTTAGCGCTTGTGATTCAGCCCGAGGAGAGTATTTCCCAGTTCACAGAGAGAATTTCTACTGGCACACCTCTTGCAAGGCGTGTGGCGCGTCCTGCGTCTATGCCACCCCCCGGGAGGGCATGATTCTTGCCATTTTCTTTCATTTTCTTGAGGTTGGATATACTGGTCACAACTACGTTGCAACTATTTCAGGGACCAGTGATTATATCCACATTTCTAGAATTATGGCAGAACTCATCGTTTTAATGCAAGGAGGTTGTGTTTCATGGCAGGGGATTGAGATAACAAATACTGATCCTTCTTACGTCCCTATTGTTTCTAATGTTACTACCAAGCCATCTATCGCCGGAAGTAAGCTCAATTATGCTGGAGTGTACAATCGCAGATTTGCAAAAGATGAGAATGTTTTTCCACACTTAGATTGTCAGCATGATTTCTATTTGACCTGTTGTGATGGGCGCCAGATGAAACTTCCTACAGTGTTTATGAGATTATTGATGATGTTAATGTCAGGAAGTGGTTACTTGAATGGTCATGAATTGTCTTCACATGACTCCTTCTTACAAACTCGAGCCTGTGGTATCTTAGATATTGGTGGGTTCATTGGTGTGAACTTGGCCTGCAATTTGCGATTCACAGTTTTTCACGAGATCTTCTTTTCAGGGCCTTTTAGAGTTGAACACACCTATGATTCTCGTGTTAGTGAGCAAGGTGAGTTGATGTGTGCCACCGAGGCAGATGTGACGATTAGTGCTACTTGTGATAGAGCTGTGCCTATGGTACCTCATCTTGAAGATTTCTGCGAGAAGCAGAGTGGTGGGTCGGAAGCGTCCGAGCCCTATGATATTGAGAATACTGGAGATTTAATGTCCCTTATTCAGGATTTCAAAGACAGTGAAGATGACCTGCTGGTTATCCCAACTACTTCTCAAGGGAGAGGGCTAAGAGATTTAGCTAAGAGAGTTGGTAATCTCCTCAAAGGAGTTACACAGTGCGTTACCAAATTACATGCTGTGTGGGATTGGCCACTTGATACAGCTCTTGAAGCGATTAAAGAAGTTGGTGAATGGCTGGCGGAGAACAAAAATTATGTCGACAAGGATGTGTGGGCTTGTACTATGTGTCCCCAAGTCCAACTTGGCGCTGAGGCCTCCACCAAGGAGCAAGGGAAAGTTATTGAACTTCTTCAACAGGCTGTTAAGAAGCTTTCAGCTACGATTGACTCGTTGTCAAACATGTCCAAGAACAACATGGAAAAGATCGAGAAAGATATTGAAGAGCTCAAAAGGCGCCCAAGTTCTGGAGGGGCACCTTCTTCAAGCGTTATTGACGAGCTCGATGATCACAATAAACAAATATCTAATTTGCTCACTAAAGTTCTTGGCCTTGAATCAAAAATTGAGAGTCTGAATGCAGGGCATAGTCGTAGAAGGCCTTTGCCAGCGCCAAAACCTGCGAGCAATGTGGGAGAGCAAATGGCCATACCTCGTGATAACAATGACGATATGCCTTTCGAATTTCAAGATCAATTCAATCGTGGAAAGGCCAGTTTTGTTACTAAACAATCAGGAGACTCTACCAGCGAGGTTGTATTTATTGGTGGAGAAGAGGCTTCGGGGATTGTCCCGGGCTCTCATGTTAGGGCTAGTGGTCCAGACGAACTACATAATGCTATACATGCTAGCATACATCTTGGTACCACTGATTGGCTTGTGAGTAGTGGAGAGGGGGTTGTTCTCAAATCGTACCTTCTTCCAAATGCTATATGGGCCACTAATGAGAGAATGAAGAATTTTGCCAGTTACTTCCAATATTATGCCTGTGATGGTCTTGAGTTTGAAATAACTACTACGAGTATTGGCATGCAGGGAGGTACTCTATTGGTGTGCTGGGATGCTTTAAATTGCGCCACAAATCAAAAGATCGACACCGTTTTGCAACTCAGCAATTTACCTTTTAAACTCATTCATGCATCAAATTCGACAAAACTGAAATTTAGGGTTGAAAATCCAAATATTCAGCATGCAATGTGCTTATCAGGAAGTGAGGGGTCTATATCCTCCCTGGGGTCTCTAAAGATGTGTATTGCCAATGGCCTGAACTCAACAGCGGAAGCAAGTCAGCGTGTAGCAGTTAATGTGTGGGTCAGATTTGTTAACCCTCGCTTCAACTTCTATACCATATATCATGAAATTGTGGCGTCTCAGAGCCCCAACAACATTATTAGATCTCCCACTCTTGGAGACCTTGAGGCTATCGTTGCCGTTGGCAAGTGGAGCACTACATCCCCAATGAACTTAATGCAACTAACTGTCCATCCGACAGCTATTGATGTAAGGGGAGGTCTTGTCACACAGACATCTTTAAGTGTTGTCTCTCATTTGTTTGCTCGATGGAGAGGTTCCCTTGATTATCGTTTCGTCTTTGCTGCATCACAATTTGTGAAAGGGAAGGTTATTGCGAGTGCTGTTCCTGTTGCCTTTCGAACAGGAGAAATGAGTTTAAGACAGATTACGTGTTTTCCCCATGTTGTTTGTGACCTTGGGGATGGAAACAAAGAATTTCATTTGAATGTGCCTTTTTATTCTGTTGGCAATACTAGTCTTGTGTGTAGAGATTCTTTGTACGACGTGTCCTCTTTTAATGCACAATTTGTTGTCTCTAGACTTCACATGATGGTCCTTGATAGCCTTGTGATGAATGCCAATGCCAGTAACTCCATCAGTTTCTTTGTTACGATGCGACCTGGAAAAGATTTTGAACTTCTTCATAAATCAGGAGTCAAAGCAGAATATGTCGATAGAGTTTTGGCACAAGTGGGGCCTTTAACTTCAAGTGGTATTATTGGTGATGGGTTCTTCGATTTGGTTGGCACTGAGTCTTTGCTCCATAAATTTACTCTTGATTCTGGGAGAAAGAATGCCTTATGCGTTATGGTCGCACCTACTTACCGTAGCAACCCCCCCTGTATAACTCAACTATCTTGGTTAAGCCAGATTTTTGTTACTTGGACGGGGTCGCTTGTGTATACTTTAAGAGCGCATTCTCACGAGCGTAATCATTCTTGTGAAGTGAGAATATGGCATGATTGCAATGGGTCAACAGCATCTGGAAACGAATTTGAATTTTTATCTGAAGTTGATCCTCCAGCGGGCATTGCTGTCCATTACTGGAAGCCATTCGAGACATTGACGACCCGCTTTACCGTGCCATTTCTTGCAAGAACCAACAAGTTGCTATTACCAAAGGCTAGGTACAACCCTGGAAGTTTTGATTGGTTACAATTTTATAATGGTATGTTGGTCATTGACTATCAAGGAGAGAAAAAGATCGAGGTTGAGTTGAGTATAGCGGGTGGAGATAACTTTGAGCTCTTTGAACAAACCGTAGCCCCACGAAGCGGAAATGTTTCTGATGCCTTTACTAAACTGAGCTATCATGGTGATTTACGTGGCATAACGCGATACCCTCTGAACGCTAGAAGGCTCAATGGGCCGGTGAATAAGGCTATTGTCAGCCCCGTGAGCTTTAAGCCTGTCGAGTCAGTGCCTAGTACACACAGAGTTGCCCCTGCAGCACGCGAGCATTTGAAGGCTGGACCGAAGGAAGGGGATACTGCTTTTAGTGAAGATGGTGAGCCAATAACGTTCATAAGTGGATTGTGGCAGTATGATTCTGATATTGTTACTAAACAAATGCCTTGTGGTATCCCATGTACTACCGTAAAGAATGTGCGCGATACTGTTGAAACACTCCAAAAGGAAAATACTGTGAATAAGTTTGCCAATTTGGTTAATAAGGCAGAAGAGTATTCTTCCAAAAGCGAGAAAGAGATCCCAAAATTGTATGAATCTATGAAGTTTATTCTACCCCTGTTGAAGAAAGTTGATTCCATGACAGGTGCTATTGAGGAAAAGATGTCATTTATCCAAAGCACTCGCGATAAGATCATGGGAGTTTTGAAAGGGGTATTCTCAGAAACTATACCTGGATTATTAAAGGGTGCTCTTGAAAATGAAAATTACATGTGGGCTACAATCATTACAATTATTGGAGGGGTGTCGCTTATGTGGTTTTGTAAAACAAAGACCAGCTTCGTAAAGAAATTTGGAATTCTGTGTATGATAATGTGGTCTCCTTTCTTAATCAATAAAGTCTGGGAACTGGGAAAATGGATCAGAAAGAATGTCACCTCTTTCTTTTCTAGCAAAAATGATGATGAGACGTGTCGCAAACATTCTATGGCAGGCACGTTTGAAGGTGTGAAGGATACCTTCGGTTCTTTTACCGATTGGTTTTCTAGCAACTGGGTCAATGCGACTCAGAGCCTTTTGACGGTACTCGGAGTAGTAGCGTCTCTCATCATTTGGGGAGCTATACCTGATGGGAAAAGATTGTCTTCCTTTTCCGCAAAATTTAAGGAGGCTGGTGATAAGGGGAAAACTTTTTCCAATATCTTTGGTGGTTTCACTTCTATCACCAAAATATGCAAGGAATGGTCCAGTAAGTTCATGGAATGGGTGCTAGGACAAAATGGAAACGTGTTGCCGAAAGCTGATAGTGCTTTACAGCAAATGCTCAAATTTGACATCCGTGAGTGGGTTATGGAAACCCGTGAAATGAGTCTAAATGAAAATAAGCACGTTGGCTTCGGCTCCGAGGACTATGTTTCTAAGATAAGGCACCTATACGATAGAAGTCAAGCTATTCAGGACGCTATTGTTAGTGGGGTCAAGATGAGTGCACAACTGAATATTATAGTGAAAGAGTGCCATACGAAGTGTACGGAGTTGCTTAATGGGATCTACACCTACAAGGGAATGAAACAGACTCGTATTGATCCCATCCATATTTGCATGATTGGAGCACCAGGAGTTGGTAAATCTGCCACCTCTCATGTCATTATAGACAATCTTCTCGACTACATGGGAGAGCCCTTAATTGACAGGGTTTACACGAGGTGTTGTGCTGATCCCTATTGGAGTAATTACCATCATGAACCTTGCTTGTTATATGATGATTTGGGAGCAATCAACTCCAAACAGAAGATGTCTGACTTTTCTGAAATTATGGGGGTTAAAACTAATGATCCCTTTTCCGTCCCTATGGCAGCTGTCGATGACAAAGGCAAACATTGCACAAGTAAGTATGTTTTCTCTTGCACAAATATACTTGGCTTAGACGATTCTAGTGACGTTGTCACAAAAAGTGCTTACTATCGGAGAAGAAATGTCCTCATCGAAGTTGAGCGTGATGAGGAGATTGAGAGGAGTGAAGAAAACCCTACGCAAGGTCTATTGTTTACGGTTAACCATTATAGTGTTGATGATGATGGTTACGTTACCTGTGGGGTCAAGCGTAATTGGAGCAAGGATTTTTTCCTGAAGGATATCGACACCACCGACTGGGTTTTTGAGAGGGTGAGCTTTAAAACTCTTATGAGATTTTTGTGTACCTATACCAAAGCCTACATGGAAAGTCAGGAAAAATTACTCAAGGGGATTTCGAGCTACCGCATTAACCCCTTCAGTGAGGAAGAGACCATTGAGGCCCAAGCTGGGGGAAATGTTGAGAGGATTATTACTCTGGAAAAGGCTATCAAAATTTTCGATGACAAAGGATTGTTGATGAAGAGCTTTCATAATGATCTTAAAAGTGTTAAGTGCATTTCTCCAGAAGCTTGGAATTCTACGTCTGTTAGCACCTTTAGCAGCCTCTTGAAGAATATGTGTGGTTGCTCTACCTCCAGGGATTGTAATTTGGACTTTGTTTTAAAAAGAATTGGAGATGCTCTTCCGCTTCTTAAAGGTACTCCGTGCTGGAAAAATTTCATCCTCAAACGTGTTGCGCATGACCCATTGGCGACTACTCTTGTCGTTAAAAGTGCCACTGAAGATATAAGTGAAGGAATTCATCCTCTTACCTTCTTTCACACAATTGCCACATATTACAGATTCAGTGAGAGTAGTACACTTTGTCCCTACCATGTTTATAACCGAGATGCGCGCGACTTTGTGTCTAAGAAGTCTGTTGATATATCCTTTGAGGACCGCATTCCAAATGAGCCGACAGAATTTGAGATCGATGGAGTGGTTTTCAAAATTTGGCCTAGTGTTACTAAGTTCTTCCCAACTGCTATCAAAGTTCATGGGTTTATTAGTCTGTGGGATGGAGAACAGTTTCACCGATTTGCTCCAAGTGAAATTATTAGAACAACCAGACTCCATGTTGATGAGTTAAATTGGTCATCCCTTCTAGTTGACGGTTTTGAGAACCATTGCTCTTGCCTTGACCTTGTTCATGCTGATGATAGATGTATATTTAGAGGATTGGCAGAGGAGGTCGAGAACTTTGCTGATAATGAGAGTTTTCATAAAATTTTAACTGATGCTCGAGAACTTTATGGGTTCACCGGAACTTATTATACTTTTCTGCTTTATCTTGTGGAAGAGAGAATTAGAAGGAGAGAAAATCATTGTAAGGAGACCAAGAAAGCAGAGAAGCGGCGTGCATTCCTGGCAAAGATAAATATGCTTGACAAGGTTGAGGAAAACACTCTTAAAGAGTTGAGTAATGGAGCTAAGGTCGCTCTCTCCATAGCTGGAGGCATTGTTGCTGTTGGATTGCTTGTCGGTGTCGTTGCTGGTTTGAAATCTCTTTTTAAATCAGCAGTTGATTTGGCCACTGATTCTGAAGAGGCTGAGAGTGAGGTATCTAGTGGTGGTGCGTCTGGTTTCTTTCACACAGCGCATGTTGTAAAGGGGAGACATAAGCCCCAAATTGTTGTTACGGAGCGCCAAATTGGATCAGCGGGCGCAAGCGCCAATTTTAGCACCCAACATGTCGTTAAAGGACGAAAGAAACCCACCATTCTTGAAAGCCAGCAAGGGTTTGGAGTCACTTATGACTCTAATGATTTAAAAGTTGAGCTAAAGCAAGAGAGAAGAAAGGCTAAGCGGAGACAGTTTATTGAGGCAATTAGGCAGTCGGCCAAGGGAGAGAATTCTAGTGTTACAAGTAATATATCCCGGTGGCAAGCCAATCTTATTGAAGCTGGCATTCATCCCCCCCCCCAACATGAAGCATACAGAGAGGGTATACTTAAAACTTTGTATAATGCTGCTGGCAGACAAGGAGGCAATCCTCTTCTAGGGTCGCTTTCACATGGAGATGATTTCGAAGTTAACAGAGAAGTTCAAGAAGCCATTGCAGAATTGATTAAAGCTGACACTGATGACCTCTTAAACTTAGTCAAGAACGGTACTATTCACCGCATTGAAAAACATGCCCAGATTGGAGAGTTTGGATTAATGAAGGACCAAAATTTAGCGGAATTACTTATGACACATGTTCACAAAATGAGTTGTATTCTTGTTTGCATGGACGGCGAAGGGCAAATTAAGAGATTAAACGTTCTCCGTTTGAAGGGAACTTATATTGTTATGCCTGCCCATTACCATGAGGTTCTTTCTGCATCAACAGACATTTGGTTTGTTTGTGTTAACAAGGTGGTTAAAATCCGATATGATACTTCGAGGACTAAATTGGTGTCCAAGTATCAAGACCAAATTGTCTGGGACCTTGGTAATACTGTCCCGCCCTCAGCCGATTATTTGAAACATATTCCGACACATAAGGACTGGGAAGAATTTAGGGTTGGACAAGGTGTGTTGTCTATTACTAGCTTCAACAGAGAGAGTGTTATCCAAGTGACAAACAACCTTGACAGAATCGAGCTCGTAGGGGCTGATATTGAGGTGCCAACTGGTGCCTATGAGATGGAAGGATCCACCCATACTATCTTGAAAGGAATACGGTATAGGATCCATTGCATGCCTGGATTTTGTGGTGCTGCTGTTTGCAAAGCAGATACCAAGTCTATTCGTAAGATCATTGGAATGCACGTAGCGGGAGCAAAGAATTCAGGTGTTGGTTATGCAGAGGCTTTAACATATGAGGAGCTTGCTGATGCCATCGCCTTTCTTGGTAAGGCACCAGTTGAGAGTCTTATTGTTAAAAATGATGACGGAGAACTTGATATCGAACATTGTAGGGCGCAAGCTGCCGATATTGTTGGGAGAGGAAACTTGGGATCTCTTGGGCTTGTCCCAAAATACTTGATCCCCAACGTGCCCACCAGAACTACGATTTGCTCGAGTGTCATACATGGCCTTATAGGAACTGTCCAGAGTGAACCAGCTATACTTTCATCGTGGGACTGGCGCTTAGGTGACAAAAGGGGAAAGTGGGACCCTATCATTGAAGGAGCAAAGAAATATGGCACAGAAATCATGCCCTTTAAGAAAGCCGACATTGGCATTGTTGAAAAGCACCTTACTAATTTCTTCATTTCCAAGGACAATAGCCGATCTAAACGAGAGGTTAACTCTATTGAGATTGGGATTAATGGTATCGATGGTACAGATTTTTGGGCTGCTATGGAAATGAAAACCTCGCCAGGTTATCCCTACGTGTTGTCAAGACCCTCTGGTGCTATTGGTAAGAGTTACCTGTTTAAGCTTGTTGGAACTTACCCCTCTGGTAGAGCCAAGTATGAGTTAAGTGATCACGAACTCATTCGTCGTTTTGAGGAGAGTCATGCTAGGATCAAAGAAGGAATAGTTCCAAAGTTTCTTACTATGGAGTGTCCTAAGGATGAGCGGAGGAAACTTAAGAAAATTTATGAGACGCCCGCTACCAGAACTTTTACAATCCTTCCCCCAGAGGTTAACTTACTATTTCGAATGTACTTTGGGGATTTTGCGGCTATGGTCATGGAAACTAGGTCAACCCACTTCTCTCAGGTTGGAATAAATCCTGATTCCATCGAGTGGTCTGAGTTGATGAACAATTTCTTGAAGGTGAGTAAGAGAGGTTTTGCTGGAGATTATGCCAAGTTTGATGGTGTTGGATCACCTGACATTTATCATTCTATAACTTCCATTATAAGTGCTTGGTATGATGATGGTCCAATAAATGCTAGAGCGAGACAATGTTTAATTAGCTCTATAGTTCATAGAACAGGGCTTGTTGGTGATGGCCTTTTCAGGTACTCTCAGGGAATGCCCTCTGGATTTTCCATGACAGTCATTTTTAACTCATTTGTAAATTATTACTATATGGCCTTAGCGTGGATTAACTTGGTGCCCAAATCTCCATTGAGCTTTCACTCATCTCTTGCCGATTTTGATTACTACACAAAACTTATAGTTTATGGAGATGATAATGTTATTGCTGTTGCCGATGAATTTAGACCATACTACAACTTACAGACTGTTGCTGCTTTTCTTAGTGGCTTTGGTATAACATACACGGACGATGCTAAAAATCCTATACACTTGAGTGAAAGAGAAGTGGATATTACAAGTGTTTCTTTTCTTAAAAGAAAATTTATCCCTTGTGAGAAGTCAGGAATGATTTGGAAAGCTCCGCTTGATAAGTCGAGTATTGAAGAAAGAATTCATTGGATAAGGCAGTGTGAGATACCAATTGAAGCGCTGGAACAAAATTTAGAGAGTGCTTTTTATGAGGCTTCAATTCATGGTGAGGCATATTTCCAAGATTTAAAGAGTAGGGTGAATGATGCCCTTGAGAAAGTTGTTCTCCCTAAGGTCAAGTATACCTTTGAAGACAATTGTGCCAGATGGTGGGGGAACATGACAGCTTTTTCCCTCAGTCAGGTTGATTTGAATACCTTAGTGGCGTTGAGTGGGAAAAATGACATTAATCTTGGATCAAAATTTCATAATGTTCAGTTAAACCAAGATTTGACTTTAAAAGAAGCTCTTAGTAGAGCCAAATATATTAGAACCATTCCTTATATTCCTTAGGTTTGTCGCGTTTCTTTTAGGCTAGCCGGGCAGATAGTTGCAAGTGCCGGATGCCAAGTCTGTCTGGGCCTTTTGGCCCCCTTTTTAGGGTTAGATAGTTTATCTATCGTACAACTGGGATTTATTTCTTGGAAGGACCCGGGAGTTGCTAGCTCCTTCCCGTCATTGACTCGGGAGCTCTTGTGTGTTCGGCATTTATTGTAACACACAACCTGACCCAGGATTAAGGGTACTCGATGGTCATAGAGTTTAATTTGGCCCAAAAGATTTTCCCAAATTGCTTTTAAACTAATTTTGGGGGGTAATACCCAACATTCTTCTTAGTCTCAAAGACATGAGTTGTATGTATCAGTGTTTTCCATTTGAATAGAAAGGGACCTACAAGAGGCTTTTGCCTTGGATCCACACGAGAGAGATGTTCTGCCTTAAATGGCCGACGGATTGCTAATTTGTTTTAGTTTTCTGTGGACAAATCTTTGGACAGCCTAGCAAGCACCCATTTACTTATGAGTGGACCCTTAACCTAGCTTTTGGAAATACATGATCACGACAGACTGTTGATGAATAAATCTAAGACTTTATGGTAAGTGAACCATAGCGTGTGACTTCACTCACACAATGATATCTACTAAAGATGTAGGTTGGTGACTCCACACGTCCCAGGCCTTAATTGGCTTGGTTGAATAAATCTGATGATAGGCTTTCCTTTCATTAGGGTGTTGAGGTTCTTAATTGATCCAAAAACCACCTGGTGGATTTCCACCCTGAAGATGCGCTCTTTTCTCGTTTTTGAGTTGCATGTGCCCAGTTGAGCACAGCCTTGGCAAGGTTCTTTTATTTTGCTACGGTAATAATGTCCCTATTATCGTCTTTCTTCGGAAGGGAAGAGTCTCAGTGTGTTTAAGTAGCATTAGAATAAGTTCGATTTCGAGCATTAGTTGTTCATACACCTGTGCTTCTCATTTTGCTTTTGCAAAGTGAGGAGTTTGTATCATATTTGCGATAAGCCCTCTTTGGGTTATCTTAAATATGATACTTGCTTCCCCTCGGGGGAGCCCAGGTGTATCTTTTAATCCTTTTGGCGTGGTAGTTTGTAGCTTCCGTCGCGATTGCGATGTTGTAAGATAGTGTGTTTTTCTTAGCTTTACACAGCGCGTTTGTTAGTTCGCGTGCTAGGTTACTACTTCCAAGATCCTTTATATCATGCGTTGAATCCAATGACTATGGTGGCCAATGTCCAACCGGTTGGAACGACATGATATAAAGACTTGGAAGTTAGGGACCCCCTAGATTAGTTGAG